TTTAGAACTTCGGCACCAAGTTTAAATGCATCTTTGAGCCCTTGTCCACCACTACTTAATAGTGCATCAGAAACAGAAGTTTGAAATGCATCCATTCCTTTTGCGGATATGTTTGCAAATGTACTACCAATTTCTTCTTCTTTATATGCAGCTGCATAATTAGCAGTAAGTGCATTAGGCATATAGAGAACAATTGAATCAGTAGTTCTTTTTGTCCTAACAACTCGTAATAAAGTAGAAGTTGTCCCTTGCCAAGCTTTTCTTTCTATCGTTTTAGGTTCTCCACCAGGCGTCCATACATTAGAAGCTGCATCATAAGCTGATGCGTGTGTTTCGGCTGCGGCTTTTTCTGAAATACCCAAAGCTGCATTTGCAGCCATCTGAGCTGCATTTTTCATATTAGCACTTGCAGCTGCCATTCCACCAACAAACGATTTCATCTTCGATTGGGCGGCCTCATGTTTTGCTAATAAACCAGCATTACCTTTACGTTTTAACTTTTTTGGTGTAGTTACAGGAGCTGCATTAACTGGTTCATTAATATAAAACATCATATAATGTCCTTGGTCTGATCTACCTTGAATATCTAATGGATATTGTAATGTAGATTTAGACCATTTAGAACCTATCATCATGTGAGCGATAGGACTTCTACTTGCGCCCGCTCGTGTTCCAGTAACATTACTGGGTTTTACTTTGTTATCTGGTGCCAGTCCAAATCTACGCATAGACTGAGCAATAAAATTCATCATAAGTATTCCTATAAACTGTCTAAAAGTATTTATGTCATATAAGGGAAAGTTTCATCCGACCAATCGGACGAAATACAAAGGTGATGTGACTAGTATTGTTTATCGTTCTCTATGGGAACGTAAATTTATGGTGTATCTAGACACTAATCCAGACATTCTTGAGTGGGGCTCTGAGGAAATAGTCGTTCCATATATCTCTCCTATTGATGGTAAACGACATCGGTATTTCCCAGATTTCTATGTGAAAACTATAAATGGTGATCATTTCATAGTTGAAATCAAACCAAAATATCAAACCAAACCCCCAAGAAAATCCAAGTCGAAAAGTCGTTATTTACGAGAAGTAAAAGAATGGGGAAGGAATCAGGCGAAATGGGAAGCTGCAGAAAAGGTATGTAATAGACATGGTTGGAAGTTTGTAATCCTGACAGAAGATCACATCAATCCACATAAATATTTAAACTATGGCAGATAATGTAGCAACAGAGTTCTTATACAATATGAAAGCCAGGGGCCGAAAGGCCATGGATTGGTTTAAGAAAATTGTTACTAAAACTCAACGTGCCGTGGTTCCTGCAAGAACAGGTAGAAAAGAAATATTAACAGATAGAAATATAGGAATAGATCAAAGACCACTTATTGGTAGAATGTATCTATTTCAATATGATGCAAAGTGGAAAGAAAAATTACCTTGGTGGGATATGTGGCCACTGATCTTTCCATTTGATTATGCGAAAGGTGGATTCTATGGAATCAATCTTCATTATTTACCACCGAATGATCGTGCAGATCTTATGATTCGTATGATCAAAGCTCATGGTACTCAAGGTAAATTGGATGAAAGATTCCGAATGAAATTAGATTATAATATTATAACAAAATTTAAACCAGCAATTCCTTGTATAAAACGATACTTATTTAATCACGTTCAGGGAAAAGGTTTCTATGGAATAAGTGGTGAAGATTGGAGTTATGCAGCTGCACTTCCACTACAGAGTTTCCAAAAATCAACAGCCAGAAGAGTCTGGCATCATAGTAAACAAATGTATTGAGGTTATATGGCAATATTCAGAGATGGAATAAAAATAGGTAAGTTTGACATCAGAGGAAGTCTTACCAAAAAACGGACAGACGGAATTCTACGACAAATAGGTATCAAAGAACAACCTAAAAAGGCAATGCGACCTTCTGGTGAAATTGATGCTATTCGTAGTATGGTAGGAAAATCTGAAGGGTTTATGATGCCCGTCAATTTCAAAGTTACCTTTAATGTTCCAGCTGGCATTCAACAACCATCATTAAATAATCCAGACGAAAAGGCAGATTCAAATTGGGATATTATACAAAGACCCCCTATGGCCAAAAAGAAAAAAAATCCATATTCTCCCGGCTCTCAATCGGGATCTACAGTAAAAGGTGGTTCTCTAGATTGGCAGTCACATATAATGCAAGGATCTACTGGAAAAGCTATGGCCGCCTATTTTAAAGATGAAGTTAATATAGTGCATGAAACAAAATATACTCCATTTAAAACGGAACAAAAAGGAAGTCTATTAGGTAGTGCAGCCAGTGCATTAGGATTTAGTGGACTTGGACCACCCATTGGAGATACACAAGAAGGTGGACCTGGCGGTGGTGGTATGAGGTCAGTACGAAAACTAGATTTATATTGTAGTAAAGTTACCATACCAGAAAAAACATTTAATGTAGGACTTTATCGTACATACGGAGCTCCATACCCATATCCCCAAAGTGTTCAATTTGGAACACTTACTACTACATTTTATTGTGATGGGGCCATGATCATCAAGAAATTCTTTGATAAATGGCAAAAATTAATATGGAACGATATGACAGGAAATTTTAACTACTATGATGAATATGTTTCTGAATTTGATATTTTTACTCGTTCTTCGGTAGTATTAAGACAACAACCCCCAAGAGCAAATCAAGCAAAAGCAGGAGCTAGATCATTTCCTGGCAATATATCCAGTATGATTAAAGAAGCAACAGCTGCATTTGATAAATTTACTGGTCAACCAGATCCCCCAAAAGATGGAAAACCAGCACCAAAAACAATATTTGCAGACACTTATGGGGTAAGAGTATTTCAATGTTGGCCACAAACAGTAGGGTCAATAGATTTAGCACATGATGCAACGGATCAAATAGGAACATTCGATGTGACATGGGCATATACCAAATGGAATCCATTCAAGATGGGTGACATTGGTAATCGTAGCACTGTATCTCTTTCAGTTGGAGAATTTAGAAATGAAAAAGATGGATTCCCTTTCTTGGAAGATTTACCACCAGAATTATCTGGTCCATTAACAGGTGCATTAGGTCAAGCAGTAACTACAGGACCACTTAGTAAGTTTTCGGGTCTGCTTGGTTAATTTAACATTTAACGTGAGTATATTATGGCATTACCACAAATTAATACGCCTAGATATAGGCTGAACATTCCCTCAACTGATGAGGAGATTGAATTTAGACCTTTCCTTGTAAAAGAGGAAAAAATATTAATGATTGCACAAGAAACAGGAGATGAAAAATCCCTGTATAATGCAATCAAAACTTTAATAAAGAATTGTGTTTATCAAGAGATAGATGCAGAGAGATTACCTCTGTTTGATGTAGAATATATCTTTCTACAGATCAGAGCTAAGTCTGTAGGTGAAGTAGCGACTTTACAAGTCACTTGTCCAGATGACGAAAAGACCAAAGTACAGGTTGAAGTAGATCTGTCTGAGGTTGTGGTTCAAATGGATGCAGATCATGATGCAAGAATACCAATAACAGATGATATCGGTATTTTGATGACTTACCCACAATTAGATACTGTACAAAGATTATCTAAGGGTAAAGGTGGAGAGATTGATACTATGTTCGATATGGTATGTGAATGTATGTATCAAATTTGGGAAGGTGATGAGATTCATGATTGTATGGATTATTCACAAAAGGATAAGAAAGCTTTCATTGATAGTCTATCTCATGATCAATTTTTGAAGGTTCAGAAATTCTTTGAAACCATGCCTACATTGAAACATGATGTAGTTATCAAAAACCCAAACACTGGTAAGGAATCTACAGTTACTTTACAGGGTATGAACTCTTTTTTCTAGTAGCCCTCTCGCACATGACTTTAGAGAATCATTTTGATTACACATTCGGAATGATTCAACATCATCATTGGAGTTTGTCTGAAGTCGAAAATATGATTCCGTGGGAGAGGGATATTTATTTGGAAAAATTGAATTCCTTTATTAAAGAAGAAAACGAGAGAAACAAAGAATCTCAAAGGAGATCTAGTCAAAATGGCTGAACAACCACTAGCAACCGAATCTACGTCAACTGGCCAGTTAGGTGAATTACAAAAAATTACTGCTATCCTTGCCGCTTCTAAAGCAGGAGAAGAGGCTGGTCTTGAACATTCCAAAAAATTTAATTTTGAAAATAATGCATTATTACAAGATTTATTAGGAGTTTCTGGAAAATCAGCTGACGAATCAGAAGAAATATCCAAGAATACAAAACAAGCTAATACTCAAGCCGTCACTTTTACTAAAATTTTAGGTGATATGAAGGGTATTGCGGTCATGGCTTTAGATGATGCACGAAGAGCAGCGAAAGCTGCGTTACGAGATGCAAGTAAAATTGATCCTTCAAAATATATGAAGGCAATGGCAGATAAGACTAAAAAGTTTGCAGGAGATCTCTTAGGTCTTCTTATGAAAGGTGGTGTTCTTATAGGTCTTGCACTCTTATTGGAATGGTTAGCATCACAGGATTGGGAAGCATGGTGGAACGAATGGGGTCCAAAAATAAAAGAAAAATGGGAGGAATTTAAAACCACATTTACTAACTTTTATAATGATAATAAAGCAATCTTTGATTCTCTTGCAGCTTTAGGTGCATTAGCTATAGAATGGAAAGCTCTTGAATGGTTAGGAAAAACCACTTCACCAATAGTTAAATTAATGGCCGCTTTGGGTAAAATATTTGCAGTCGCCACAGGATCTATTGCATTACTCTTGGTAGAAGTAACTGCATGGGCAGGAAAAAAATTGTTTAATATAACCACTGGTACTCTTTCATTACTTTGGAATCAAATTAAGAAGATATTTGGTTTAGGTGGTTCTATAGTTAAATTAACTACAACAGTAACAGAATGGGTAGGAAAAGGATTATTTAATATTACTACTAGCACTCTTGCTTTACTTTGGAAAGAAATCACGAAAATATTTGGTGCAGGAAAAACAATAGCTCTATTAACTGCTAAAGTAACAGAATGGTTAGGAAAAGGATTATTCGGAGTTACTACTTCAACTCTTGTATTACTTTGGGATGAAATCAAAAAGTTATTTGGAACAGGAGGTAAAATTGCTACTTTTATAACTACTGTTACAGATTGGACTAAAACCACAATGTTTGGTGATACAGGACATCTAACACAAGTTTGGAAAGAAATCAAAAAGATATTTGGCCCTGCTGGAAAATTAAATGGTTTATTTACTGTAGTTTCCGAATGGGCCAGAAAACAATGGTTTGATGATGGTGGAGATATACGACAAGCATGGAAAAAAATTACTGATATATTTGGTCCAGATGGAAAACTTGGACTATTCAGAAAATGGATAGATGGTCTTGGTGATGTTATTATGTTTGATGATGCTGGAGATATGAGAAAGTCTTGGAAGTGGATAAAAGATATATTTGGTGCTGGTGGAAAAATAGCTCAAATGTATAAAGCTTTACCTACAGAAATAACATGGTTTGATGAGGCTGGAGATTTTAGAAAAATATGGACTTTTATAAAAGGAATCTTTGGTCCTAGTGGTAAAATAGCTGGTGCATTTTTGTTAGTGAAAGATGCAGAGGATTGGTGGAATGATAAACACGATCTTGTTAAATTAGGAAATTGGCTTAGAAATTTATTTGGTCCTACTGGTAAAATAGGTCAAGCCCTTATTGCAATGAAAAATATGGGATTTGGTTGGTTTGATGAAGGTGGAGAAATTAGAAAATTATTTACATGGTTTGGTTCTCTATTTGGAAAAGAAAGTGCTATTAGTAAATTTATAGGAACTCTTAGTGGATGGGTAAAAACATTTAGTGGATGGTTTGCTACTGGTGCAGATGCAGCTGGTAAAGGAATCAATGGTTTCTTTGATTTCTTTGGAGACATTATTGGTAAAGTTAAAGGATTTGTGACAGCTGTGGCTAATAATCCTATAATTCAAGGTATTAAAAAATTCTTTGCTGGTATAATTAAAGTTGGAGCTGCTGGTGCTTCATGGATTGGTAGATTCTTTGCACCTATTGGTTGGATCATGGCAATCTTTGAAGCTATCTCAGGATTTTGGGATGGATTTAAAGAGAAGAATGAAGATGATACGAGAACCTTTGGTGAGAAAAT